GTATAATAATTTTAAAGGTCAATGGGACTTAGCTAAATCTACTGCTGGAGACTTGTGGAATGGAATCAAATCGACAAGTGCTAATTTAGGTCAATGGTTCGGTCAAAAAGGAGCTCAATTATGGAATAGTTTGAAATCCGGTTGGACTACTGCGGTAACAACTACAGGGAATCTTTGGGGAACTATTACTGGAAAAATGGCTGCTGGTTGGGAATCAGTTAAAGGTTGGTTCGCAACAAAAGGCGCTCAAATGGTGTCTGCAATTGTTCAAGGCTGGAACTCTACTGTCCATACAGTAGGAGCTGCATTTGGCACTCTTTGGGGTACAGTAAAACGAATTTGGTCTGGAATGACTGGAACGATAAGATATTGGTCTGGTGTCATTTGGGCTAGAGTTAAAACTGTCTTTGGCTGGATTGGTAATAAGATTGGCGGTTCTCTAGGCGCAGCTTGGAAAAGAACGCAAATTATTTGGAAAGGTATTAAAGGCACTTTCACTTATTGGACTGGCGTTATATGGACTAGAGTTAAGACCGTATTCAATTGGATTAAAGGCAAGATAGGAAGCGCTTTAATGGGTGCTTGGAAATCAGCTCAAAGAATCTGGAAGGGTATGAAAGGTACATTTACCTACTGGACTGGAGCTATTTGGAATCGTGTCAAATCAGTATTTGGTTGGATTAAAAATCGTATTGGGTCAACATTAAATGGTGCTTGGAAAATTGTACAACGTGTCTGGAAAGGAATCAAAGGCACGATAACTTATTGGACAGGTGCTATCTGGAACAGAATCAAATCTATATTTGGCGCAATTAAAAACAGAATAAGTTCTGTAATGAACGCTGTTTGGAAGATTATGCAAAGAATATGGAAGGGCATTAAAGGAACAGTTACTTATTGGACAGGTGCTATTCTAGGAAGAGTTAAATCTATTTTTGGAAGTATGAGAAATACAATTTCAAAAATAATGAATAGAATCAAATCTATTATGAGCAATATTTGGCGCTCAATTAAAAGAAATAGTATTGATTTAATGACTGGTATGTGGAACAGAATCAAGAGCGTCTTCAACAATATGGTAGACGGTGTTAAAAGTTTTGGTTCGTCTGTGAAAAAACATATCGGCGACATGGTTGGCGGAGTTAAAAAAGGTCTTAATGGATTGATTAACGGTGTTAACTGGGTCGGCGGAAAATTAGGTATAGACAAAAAAATACCTACATTATCTACTGGTACAGAATCTACACATACACAAAACTTTGTTAGAAATGGCGCTATTAGCACACCAACTTTAGCAACAGTAAATGACAAAGGACCTGGTAATGGTACTGGTAGAAATGGACATCAAGAATTAATTCAACGTAAAAACGGTTCATTATTTGCACCACAAGGAAAAGATGTAGTAGTTCCATTAAACAAAGGCGATAAAGTAATTAATGGTAAAACTACTCAAAAAATGCGTAAACAAGGTCTTATTCCTAAGTTTTCTCGTGGTACTGATGAGGGAGACCTTGTCAGAAGAAGCATGTTAAAAGATGCAAAAAGAGCAAAACGTAAACAAAAAAGAAAACATAATCATAGTCATGGTATAGACGCCGGAGAAATGATGGGTCAAGGCGGCATGGGCGGTGCTGCAAAAGAAGCATGGAAATATGTAGAAGACAAAACCAAAAATATTGGTAAGAAAACTGGTAAAACAGTTTCATCATTGAGTAACGGCGCACAAAAAATGCTTAACACTTCTAAAGAAGCACTAGGTGCTGCTGGAGATTGGGCTAAGAAAAAAGCCGGAGACTTAATGGATTATGTTGGACATCCAGGCAAACTTTTACAAAAAGTAATGAGTGAGTTTGGTGCTGACTTTAGTATGGTTAAAGGGGAAATCCCTTCTATGCTTTGGGACGCAATGTGGAAACGTCTAAAAGAAGCTGTAGAATCATTATTCAATGACTGGTTAGACGACGCTATGGAAGGCGATGGCGACGGTAAATATATCAAATATCTTGATAATATCACTACGCCATATAGTCCTAATGGACCACCACCAGGCTATGCGTTTAATTGGGCGCATCCTGGTATTGACTTACCTTATATATACGAAAAAGTTCAAACACCATTAGAAGGTAAAGTTCAAACTAAAGATACTGGTAATGTTGGATTCGGTCATCATATCGTTGTTAAAGCGAAGCCTTATGACGCATATTTCGGTCATATGAGTAAATGGTCAGTTAAGAATGGACAACACGTAAAACCAGGAGATGTACTTGGTATATCTGGTAACACAGGTTCAAGTACAGGACCACACTTACACTATGAAATGAACAAGCACGGAATGGGTTCTATGACTGGTCACTCTATCGACCCTGTTAAGTGGTTAAAATCACATAACGGAAGTAAAGGTGGACGTGGCGGTGTAAACAAATCTGCAAGCGCTTGGGCTGGAGATATCAGACGTGCTGCTAAACAAATGCACACAAGCGTTTCTTCTAGTGATGTTAGCCGAATTGTTAGCCTTATCCAACATGAATCTGGTGGTAACGCTGGAGTAACACAATCTAGTGGATTACGAGATATTAACGTATTACAAGGTAATCCAGCGAAAGGTCTATTACAATTTATTCCACAAACATTTAGACACTATGCTGTTCGTGGTCATGGTAACATTATGAGTGGTTATGACCAATTACTTGCATTCTTCAATAATAAATATTGGAGAAGCCAATTTAACCCAGGTGGCGGTTGGTCTCCTAGTGGACCTAGAAGATACGCAAATGGTGGCATGATTAAGAAACATGGTTTATATGAAGCTGGAGAAGGTAATAGACCAGAAATGGTATTACCACTCACTAAGAAAAATCGTTCTATGCAATTAATCGAACAAGCCAAATCGTTCATGGGAATTAAAGATGACCCCGTTTCTGTTGATAATGGCAACGGTGCTATAGATATTATAGCAAAACTCTTAGAACAAAACAATAGATTATTAGAAACTATTGTTAATGTAGTAGACAATAAGGAATTAGTTGTTGACGGACAGGCTATTACAAATAGTGTCAGTCAGAACTTAGGTAGTAAATATAATCAGTCTAGCTACCATCGTGGCAAGAAACACAAAAGATAAGGAGATGTAATTAATGGCAGGAGATAGATGGGTAAAGGTAATTAAGCCTAATAAAAGTGATATTTTATTAACAGACATTCCAGGTCTCCATTTTCTGGAATGGAATATCCCATCTCCTGTTACTAATTCACAAGAACTAGAATTAACAGGCATTGACGGTGTTCTTCCTAGTAGGAACACCTACGGTGCTTTTGATTTAGAATTGTTATTTTATTTTGCTGGAACAGATTCTAAAGATTTGAATTTATTCTCTCAAAGAATGAAAAGTCTAGTAAATGAGAGAGACCCTTTTTATATAGTTCATTCTGATATGCCTAGATTTAAATATGCTGTAAATTCAGCTGAAATAGAATATGATAAAATAACAGTAGCAGATATGAATTTCACAATTAAATTTCATTGCTATAAAGGATATGCAGAATCTTTGTACAGTACAAAACATTATAGTCTATCAGATGATAATTGGCAATTCCAAAGTGGATTAGTAACTGATGAGGAGATTAAATATACTTTCCATTCAAATGGATTTAAAGTCTTTAATGGTGGAGACGATGAAATTAACCCACTATATAGACATAATTTAAAAATATATATCAATGTAGATGCCCCAAACGGTTTTACTATTAGAAATAAAACAAACGGGACTTCTTTAACTTATAAAGGAAGTATTAAAAAGAATAGAACTTTTGTTATAAATGGAATTTATTCTATTATAGATAATAAAAGAGTTGGAAAAGATACTGATTACGGTATTATTACTTTAGAACAAGGATATAATGATATTGAAATAGATGGAACTTCAATAGGTTCAGCAAAATGTAGATTTGATTTTAACTTTATTTATAGATAAGGGAGGTAGAAGAATGCACGAAGAAATTTTAATTATAGAAGATGAAAACAAAAACGTATCAGAACCGTTTATTGATTATTTATATGAATCTTTTAACTATGAACATGAAGAAAACGGTGCTCGTTCTATCTCTTTTACTGCCTATAAAACAGATGAAAACCAAGATGTTTATTATTATTTGGTTAATGATAATTATATAATATATGCAGGACAATATTTTGTTATTAAAAATGTTGCTATAAAATCAGACAATACAAGTATACAAGCTGACATAACCGCTGAACACATAATGTTTGAATTGCAAAATCATTATATAGAAAAGGAAAATGAAGAAGATGTAACAGTTGAAGTTAGTGATGATACTGAATCTGAAACTGAAAAAGTAATAACAATGACAGCAAAAGAATATATAGAAAATGGTTTAAAAGATAATAAATTAGGATATACTTTTGAATTTATTGGTAAACATAATGTTAAGAAAAAAGTTGATTCTCTTGGAGAAAAGAATGGTATGGAATATTTAACTTCTGGAGCTGAAACATTTGGTTATATTTATTTTGCTGATAATAAAAATATAAAAATATATGACCAAAAATCATACGGAACAGTAAATGACACTGTTATTAGATATAAGTATAATACGTCTAATATGGAGCTTACTATGAACTCTGCGGATGTTAAAACAGCAATTAAAGGATATGGTAAAAAAATATCTGATAAGGAATTAAAGAACTACAATGATAAAAAAACTAAAGATATGGAATTGAATGGTAAATTTATAAAAGATGGAACATGGAGAACAGAAAATATAGGAGATAGTTACTCATATACATTGGATTGTAAGTGGGGAGATGAAACATTAATTTGGACACTTAAAAAAATGTCTAAAGGTGGAACACTAGATGTTTATCTTGACAATAAAAAAATAGGTAGTTATGACTGTTATAGTAAGAATGCTAAAACAGAAAAGAAAACACTTACTAAAAATCTTTCAAAAGGTAAACATACATTTAAAGCAGTGTTTACTGGAAAGAAAAATGGGGTTGATTATAAAAAATCAAAACCTTGCATGTATATAGGAACTGAAAAATCTGTTGTTCTTAAAACGGAAAGTAAAAGAACACCAGAGAAAACTTATCATGTTGTATCTGAATATCGTTCTCCTAACTTTAATCCTAAACTACCAAAATATGCACCTTCTGTTTATTCAGAAGAGATAGTTGATAAAAAAGAGTTAGACGAAGAATTAAAAGAAACATTACAAGATAAACCGGTTATAGAATTATCTGTTACTTATAATGGACTTGAAAAATTTCAAGAAGACAGTATTATAAGATTTATACATGAACCTACAGGAATTAGTGATGATTTAAGAGTTGTCAGTTTCAAAAAGTCTTTAGACTTAATGAATCAACCATTAGAGATTGGTTTTAGTAACGCTAAAACAGATATTATAAAAATACAGCAACAAATAGATAACAATATAAGGCTTGCAACAACACCATTAGGATATGGCAATTCAGCACCGATTTATTCTTCGGTTATAGGGAGTGTATTAGTAGATGAGTAGATATATTGATATAAGGAATTTGCAAGATAGTAAAGGAAATGTATATTATCCACAGACACATGCAGAAGCAGTAGAAGGTCTTGATGTGAATGATATTGAAAATTCTATTACTGAGCTTGAAGGTAGTGTAAACACTATAAGTGAAACTTTATCACAAAAAGCTGATGATTCTCAACAACAAGATGTAATAAATAAACAACAAGAAAAAATCAACGGCTTAGATGAAAATATTCAGTTTTTAAGTTCTGCATTGTCAGATGTTGTAGGAGATACAGGTTGGCAAGATTATGAAGTGGCAAAAGGCTTTGATAAAAACGGTGGTTTAAAAAGTGGTTTTAAATGTGGAATTAGAGAGATAAGAATTGGAAACAAACAATCTCCTATAGTGAGAATAAGAACGATAAGAATAAACATAGGACTACTACCACATAACCTACCTGTTGCAAAACTCCCAATAGGATTTGTTGATGAAGTCATTCGATTTGTTCCAGGTGTTAGTAGTGGACACACTCCACCAGTAATCGGGATTGACCCAGACGGAACGGTAAAAGTATATTTCCCATCAGAAGACAGAGACGGAAATCAATGGGTTTATGGACAGTATACATGGATTGTAAATTAAGAAAGGTGGTAAATGATTTTGAGATTGTTTTTAGATTTCCCTGTTGAATTAGGGCAAGAGTTTAGATATAAAACAGTAGAAAATTTCAAAAGAATCGTTAATGCTCATGGGCGTTTAGTTGATGATTTAGAATACCATAGAAAAGAAGAAAAGCACGCACATGATGCTAAACAAATTGATTACACAACAAGTTATTCAAGAAGTGTTAGTGACGCATTAGATAAACAAAACAACAGAATAAACAATCTAGTAGTCGGTGCAAATGGAGATGCTATGGCAGAAGTTAAAGATAGCCGAGTTGCATTAGACGGAACAATAAGTGAATTGCTTTCACAAAGATTAGATTATGATTTTGGTAAATTGAATAAAAAAATAGATGATAACTTTAAGTACCTTAACGATAAGATTGAACGTATTGTTAATGTTAATGATTATGGCGCTGACCCTACAGGTCAAAAAGATTCAACATTAGCATTTCAAAAAGCATTTGGAGAAGGTCATAGACACGTTCATATGACAGAAGGTACTTATATTATATCTGGTATTAAAATGCCTAACTACACTATTTTAAGTGGAGAAGGTAAAGGGATAACATATTTAAGAATTGCTGATGATGCACCAGCTGAAACAATTGGTATAACTAACTTAAATATGGATGGAACAGCTGAATATATTGGTGTTGATAATTTCACAATTGACGGAAATAGAACCAGACAAGGAAACACATTATCTCCGGCTGGTGGTTCACGTTCAAGTAATATTAGATTCGCTGGTGTCAAACATGGCTTTGCGTATTCTGTAGAATCATTTAGCAGTTTATTGCATGGTATTGATGTAACGTATGCTAGTGATGATTATTTCTATCAAGGGGACGGAATCAGAGTAAATGAAGCATTAGAAAGTAAATATATTCATATACAAGAATGTGAAACTTATGATTTTGGAGACGATGGTATTACTACTCATCATAGTAGATACTTAATTCTGCAAAATAACTATTCACATGACCCAGTAAAAGATAGTGGGAACCATAACGGTATTGAAGTAGATGACGGCTCACAACATGTATTTGTTATGGGTAATAAAACAGAAAAATGTTTTGGTGGTTTAGAAATCAAAGCACACGAACCTACAAGCGCAGCAAGTGATGTTGTTGTAAGTGACCATCTTGATATTAAAAGTATTCGTTCTTATAATATTCGTCATATAGGACATCATAGAGCCGGAGATGTACAATCTAAAACAGCTTATAATATTATGTTGAATAACTGTACTTCATTATATCCTCAATACAATGGTTCATATGAGAACACAACACCAAGAGCAATGGTTATTTGTGCTTATAGAAATGTAGTTGTTAATAATTTTACAGCTATTGGCGATGGCAACTTTATGGCAAATATGCCAGTTATTGCTGTTCAATTCAGAGCTGAAAATGTTATGCTTAATAATATTAATGTAAGTGGTTTCAAAAATTCATTAGCTGATGTTAAAGTATTTGGTGGAGCAAATAGACCTAAAAAAGTATCATTATCTAATATCAATATTGTTAATTCATCTAACAATAGAGGTATTGCAGGTGGTGGGAAAATTTATGATTTAAGAATTATAAATGCTAACTTGCAAGGTAATGGTACAGGAAATGGTGTCGAATTATATAACAACACAGCTGAAATTGTTGGGGTAAGTGCTGAGAATTATAAAAGACCAGCTATGATTGCTGGAAAAGAGTATTTTTATATGCCCACAAGTCTTAAAGGAGGATTTAGTGGGGGGAGTACAGGTAGTGCAGCTATTGCTGAAAGAAGTGCTGTTATTGCCTCTACTGGTGGTTCCTTTGCTCATAGTAACCGTTCTTTTGTTATAGGTTCAGGTGCTGGAAGTGTGGCTAACGGTTCACGCTCTGGTGTTATTAGTTCTTTATCATCTGTTATTGAACCAGGTGGGCACACTAGAATGATTATTAACAGTAAGAATATGAAAAATAGTGAAAACTACCATATCAAAGCTGGTTATGGAATGGACGGTCCACCAAGTGAATCAAATACTAAACTTGATATTAGTACATTTACTGGTACAATCAAGACAGCAGGACAAGTTCAATCTGGACAAAACTTTGGGGACTATGCCGAGTATTTTGAATCACAAAGTGGTATGGCAATTCCTACTGGTAATATAGTTACACTTGATGGCAGATTTATAAGAAAAGCACAAGTCAATGATATTCCAATCGGTGTTATATCTGAGACAGCAGGAGTTATTTTAGGGGACCAAATGTTCCATCACAAAGATAAATATCTTAAAAATGAGTTTGGCGGAGTCATTACTGAAAGCGTCAAAAAAGAATGGCAAGATGATGCTGGTAATTGGTATTCAGATACAGTAGAAATGCCAGTTAAAAATCCAGATTTTGACGAACGAGACGAAGAAGAATATCTATCTCGTGCTGAACGACCAGAATGGAACGTTGTAGGTCTTATAGGTCAAGTATATATTAGGATAGATGGTACTGTCAAAGAAAATGATTATATTAAGCCAGTAAACGGTGTCGGAACTAAAGATAATATTAATGGTTATTATAGAGTTGAACAAATTACTACCCCATATGATAACGATAAAGGTTATGGTGTGGCAATTGCATTTATCCACCCTATTACACCAAGCATAATTAATAAAGGAAGTGTTAAATAATGGCATCAGAAGAAATTAAAAAGACCGCTGTCATTAACATGTATGATTCTCCTTACGCTAAGGCTACCCACGATTCTGGGGTAGTCTTTTATAATTTAGATATAGCTACTGCTGTATTGGAGTTTCATATTAAAAAAGACAATTTTCCACTACAAATAAGTGATAAGAACGTAGACACTTATGTTTATTTAAAAGGAACTGACAGAAACGGTAATCCTTATGGTAGACAATTAGATGTTGAATATATTGACCCATTTAATGGTATTGTATCTTTAACAGTTCCAAATGATTATCTACAAACTGTTAATAATTCAACTGTAACAGGTCAAATGTATATTAGTTTGCATAGAGATAATAGAGTACCAGAAACAAAATCTGATACAGCAGTATTAAATGAATTTAAATTCAAAGTAAGGGATTCTCTTATTAACAGCATATCTGGTGTAACTAAGATTGAATATATAAGAATGTTTGATAAGTTAAGAGATGAAATCCAAAAAAGAATTAGTGACATTGAAGAAGCTATAGCAAATGGCGAAGATTATGTTGCAGAAATGAAAACAGTTTTATCAGACGGAACAAAACTTATAAAAGACACAGCAGATAAAGCAGTAGACACTGTTAATACCACTTCAGACAATGCTATTAACACAGTAAACACTACTAAAGATTCAGCAGTTAACACAATAACTAGTGCTCGTGATGAAGTGTTAAACGCTATTAACGATAATGAAGTAGTAAGAAAAACTGAAATGTCTGGGTACTTTGATGAACAAGGTTGGCAAAAATATAAATTAACTGAAGACAATGGTAACATTACGACTTTATCTGACACTGTAGATATGAATACATTAGAACAATTAGATAAAACAGGTTTTTATTATTGCTCAAACTTAATAAACGTACCTGATGAAAAGAGTAACTATGGATATATAAATGTGTATAAACAAGGCAAAGATTATGGATATGCTGTTTATAGGGATTATAATTCAAGTGATTTGTACATTAATATGAAGTATCATGCTAAGTGGAACGGTTGGAAATTATTAAACAGAGATTATGAAAAAGATTTAAATTGGCAAAAATATAAGTTCACTGAAGATGATGGAACAATAAAATATATATCAAAAGGGTCTATAACAGATGTAAAAACTTTGCCACCGGGTTTTTACGAAACTGTATCTAACGATGATGCATCAAGTCAAGATATGCCTTTAGATAACAGTTATGTACAAATAAAAGTATGGGAAGCTAACGAAGGACGAAAAGAGATAGAGCTTACTTCTACTTATAATAACAAAAAATACTTTAGACTGCTCCATACAAACGGCGATAGAGATTCGGGCTGGATAGAAGTAGGTCCTACACAAGAAGACACAGGTTGGATTCCATTCCAACTATTAAACGGCGCTCAATCAAATACTGAATATAGCGATAGTTTAGGGAATGGTTTTAAATGTTCTTATAGAACTGTTGTTAACGGTAGTCTTGTTACGAACTATTTAAGAATAAATGGTAGAAATATACAAACTGATACTGTTATTGCAAAAATACCAGAAAAAATGGTAAAACATGCTCAAACATTTATACCTAGAACGCCTACAAATAGACCTATGGGATATATTATATTATATACTAATGGAGAAGTTAAGTTTTTTGTAAACAGTGGTACTGGGACAGCTTCTTGGGACAGTAGTGCATATATGTATGGAGAGTTTAGTTGGACTAATTAAGGAGGGTTATATAATGGATTTTAAACAAGTTTTTTTATATGATGGAACACCATATTTAGCATTTCGTGGCTCCGATGGGGAATATGATTATCCTAATGACGAGTGGACAGAAACTCCACCACCAGAAGGATTATATGAGCCTATATATTTTAATGGGAATGAGTGGAAAGGTGCAAGTAAAGAAGAATGGGAAAAGTCTATACAAAAGAAGAAGGAAGAAGAGTTATCTAAACTTCCACCGTATGAACCAACACCTATAGAACGTTTAGCTGCAACGTCACAGTTACAAACTGCTAAAACAGCAAGAAGACTACAGACATTAGAACAGACACAAGCAAAAAATTTAGTCAACGATGCCGAAAAAGACAGAAAGATAAAAGTTTTAGAAGAGCAAGTGGCTAGATTGATGCTTGAATTAACTAAAAAAGGAAGTGTTGAATAATGTATCCAGGTTTTGACGCTATTAAATATTTTTATGATATTAATTGCTATACTAATGAAGATATTCAAACATATGTAGAATTAGGTTGTATTAATAAAGAAGAATATAAAAAAATCACTAAAGAAGACTATCCAGAAGACACTGAATTATAGTAGGTGTTATTATGATAATTAAATTAAAAGATAATAAAAATTTATCTGATTTAGACGCTACTATTTATATAATTATAAATGGTGGCGTTTTTAAATATAGAACTTTTGTTCATAATGATAATGTGATTTTTATTAAAAAATATTTCGACAATATATATAAATTATATATAGATACGAAAGAATTTAACGTAGAAAATATAGAAATAGGAGAGTAATATAATGGAAAAGAAACTAAGACTTTTTTCTAAAGACGGTAAAGTATTAAAAACATCAAATGCTATTGAAGATAAGACAGGACAAATAGTAATTGATGAATTAACTCCTAATACACAATATAACGATGGAGACTTTAAAGTTGCTTGGGTTATAGATGGTAAAGAAACAGGTAAAACAGATGTTCCATCATTTAAAACTTTAGATAATCCAGAAAGAATTGTTGTTGTTACGTTCAACGGATTAGACGAACTAGACATAGAAGCACTAAAAGGACAAGACGGTACTGATGGAGAAGATGGGAAATCTATCACAGTTACTAGTTCTGATTTAGATGAGCAGGGGAACACGGTAATCACTTTTAGTGACAATACTAAAGTAACAGTTAACAAAGGTAAAGATGGTCAAGACGGAAAATCATTTAATGTTTCAGATTTAACAGAAGATGATTATAAAAAAATACTTGATTATGGTGTAGCAAATGGTTATTTTAAAGAACAAGTAAATGCTGAAAATATTGTTATGAGTGAAACTGAACCAGAAGACAAATCAAAAATTTGGATAGATACTAGTAATCAATAAAAGATAAAAGGAGTATAAAAAATAATGAAGAATGGAATATTTTCTGATTCAGAAAAACTATCTACTATTCTTCTTATCATTCTTGGTTTAATACCGGCTTCAAGAGGTGTTTATTGGATAACAAACAGTCAAGTGGCTATTGATGATTCTCCTTTATATGAAAAATTAGATAGTATAGCTCCTTTATTTGTGTGGGGGCTACCTATTTTAATAGGAGGATTATTCTTAATAGTAGCGAGTATATTTATAGTATCGCCCAAAACAAGAACTCATTATTATATATTTCTTATAATTGGAGGATTGTTATGTGGTCTAGGTTCTATTGTAATAGCTGCTGCGTCAGTTGAGAACAACTTAAATTGGCTGACGCCAGTTCATAACACATGTTTATCTATAGGCTTTTTTGCAATAACTTGGATAGGGATTAGTTCTCTGTGGAACCAGAAAAAAGAAAAGACTTAGACTATTCTTATTACGTTCCTAGACATGAATTTGAGATTGAAAAAAATGAAATTTATAAGGATTTAAACAAAAAAGCCGAAACACTTAGAGATAAAATTGAAGAAGTTGATGATAAGCATTTACAAAACTTTCATCAAATACAAAGAAATTTAGACCAATATGTAAGAAGTACAGATAGCTTAAATGAAAGTGTTAGAGAACTTAATCAAAGTTTTAATACAATGTCTAAAACGATAAATGAAAATATCGGAGACATTAAAGATGTTAAAACTAGAGTAGAAAAAACAGAATCAACTATAACTGAAAAAGAATTATTAAAAGAACAAAGAAGAATAGAAATAATAAAATCATTCTTTGCTCTCATTACTACTCTATTAGGTGCTGGCGGATTAATTTCATGGCTAGGTCCTTTAATATTTGGAAAATAATTACAGAAAGGAAGCAGTAAAATGTCAAAAATTAATTGGAAAGTAAGAGCTAAAAAGAAATCGTTTTGGGTTGCTATTGTATCAGCAGTCGCTCTTTTTATTAACAATATTACTGGTGCGTTTGGGTTAGATTATTCAGCACAGGTTCAAACTGGTGTTGATATTGTTAGTACAATTTTAACATTGTTAGCAGGTCTTGGAATTGTTACTGATATGACTACTAAAGGAATCGGAGATAGTGAAATTGCGCAGACTTATTCTAAACCACGTAACTCCAAAGACCCAGAACAATATGTTGATTGGATGAAAAATAACGCAACAGATATTACACCAGAAAGACAAGAAAAAGAAGCAGAGGAATATGATACTAGCAAACCTTTTACTGATGATAGCGATGAAGTAGAATTTGACGTATCTGATTATGAACATGAAGATATTGGTATTCATGGTAAAAGTGGAATGCACGATGAAAAAATAAACGAAAAAGAAGTAGATAAGTAGAGTTACAGAGCAGACTAGTTTTATACTAGTCTGTCTTATTTATTATAAAAAAGGAGACAGATTATGGCTATTATTAAAACATTTGACAAAGAAAAACAACAATGGTTAGAAGTTTTTGCTAGACCAGTTGCTCAAGAAGTAGTTAAGATAATGAAAGATGATTGGTTATCTAATAAGAAAACAATTGACTATTGGTTATTACAATATACAGAGGGGGTAGCCGAGCCTATACAAGTTGCTATATTTACTGATGGCAATGAAGTTGATGGTACGCTAAAAAGTAATTTAGAATGGGCTTTTAACGATTATATATCTGGCTTGGAAAATAAGAAATTATTTAACTTACAAGATTTTATAAATGATTGTCATAGCAGAAAAATAGATTTGCCTAAACAATTTAAAGTTAATGCCACAGTTCAATTTGACAGTTTAGACTATCCTATTCATTTGCAAGAAATAGACAATATGACTACTAATGTTGATGTAATAGGTATGTTAGATGAATCTTCTAAAGGTTCAATTGAAGTGAAATATATTTACAATGACCACCCTATAGAAGATAAAAAATTAGTAAAAGAAAATAAATAGGAGGGGTAATATATGGTGGCAACTTTAACGCATAAAGAAGCCGTAGAATATGTTAAATCATTAGAAGGAAAATATGTTGACTTTGATGGTTGGTATGGGTTAATTGGTAGCCCATGTAAAACTTTTTGAATTGCTGGAAACCCCTAACGTAAAGACGAGGGCAATCAGCAGCGAAGCTCACATGGTAACAGTGTGTGAACGTTCAAC